GATTTCTTCCTTGTTTTTCTACTTTTTGCCTATTGACATTTTACCGTAGGACTCAAAAAATCAGAAGTTCTCTCTCGTCGTACACGCTGCCCTGGGTGTCGTCCTTGTGCCGGATGCAGCGATCCAGCGCCATGACCAGTGCCACGATGCCGTCAATCTTCTCCGTGGACTTCTCCTTGTCCGGCTTGATGTTGCCGGCTGGATCACGCTTGACCACTGCATTCCCCGACATCCACCGCAGCACCGGATTGCCGCCGTGACGGATACGCTTTTCCAGCAGCAGCCGCATCAGCTCCTTGGACGGCGGCGACATATCCCGAAAGCCCTGTCCGAACTGCACCATGGTAAAGCCCATGTCCTCTAGGTCCTGTGCCATCTGCACTGCACCCCAGCGGTCAAAGGCAATCTCTTTGATGTGAAACCGCTGCCCCAGATCGTCAATGAACTTCTCAATAAAGCCGTAGTGTACCACGTTGCCCTCGGTGGTGCATAGATAGCCCTGCTTTTCCCACACGTCATACATGACGTGGTCACGCCGGACACGCAGATCCAGCGTATCCTCCGGCAGCCAGAAGTAGGGCAGCACGATGTAGGGTGCGTCCTCGCTCTCCGGCGGAAACACCAGCACAAATGCGGTGATGTCCGTGGTGGAGGACAGGTCCAGTCCGGCGTAGCACGTTCTGCCCTCCAGAGCCGCCGTGTCAACGGGCTTGCTGCCCCAGTCCCAGACGTGCTCCGGAATCCAGCCCACAGTGGAGGACACCCACATATTCAGCCGCAGCTGCTTGAAGTTGTTCTCGTCCGCCGGATTGTCCAGTGCCTGCCGGTACAGATTCCGGACACGGTCGATCTGGATGGTGTACCCCAGCGAGGGATTTGCCTTGTACCAGTTCTTCTCCTCGTTCCAGTCCTCTTCATCGGACAAGCCGTAGACCACCGGATAGTAGGTGGGGTCTGCCTTCCTGCCTTTGAGAATGTCCGTCGCCAGCTGGTGCTGCTCCCAGCACACGCTGTTCCGGTCATTTCCGGCAGTGGTGATGGCAAAGAACAGCGGCTGCTCTCTGGCATCGCCGGAACCCTTGGTCATAACGTCCCAGAGCTTCCGGTTCGGCTGTGCGTGCAGCTCATCGAACACCAGACCGGACACGTTCAGACCGTGCTTGGTGCCGACCTCTGCGGACAGCACCTGATAGAATCCGGCGTTGCTGTAGTTCACCACACGCTTGACGGAATCTATGACCTTCGACCGCTTTTCCAGTGCCGGCGACTGTGCGATCATCTGCTTTGCCACGTCATAGACGATAGACGCCTGCTGCCGGTCTGCGGCACAGCCGTACACCTCGGCGGACGGTTCGTTGTCCCCGTACAGCAGGTACAGGGCAACCGCTGCCGCCAGTTCTGACTTGCCGTTTTTCTTGGGGATCTCCACATACGCCGTGAGAAACTGACGCTTGCCGTTTTCCTTGACGATGCCGAACACGTCCCGGATGATCTGCTCCTGCCACGGCAGCAGCCAGAACCGCTTGCCTGCCCATTTCCCCTTGGTGTGCCGGAGATTTTCGATAAACGCCACGGCTCGGTCCGCCTTTTTGGCATCATAATGGGACGTGGGGAGCATGAATCCGGACGGCTCGTAGTGCTCCAGACGGGGAAATTCCGCCGGACGCAGGTCGTTTTTCCCCATCATCCGTCACCGCCCAGCAGCATTTCCATGTCGTCCGCCTCGGATTCCGGTGCATTTGCCGCCACAATCCGGCTGCGGCTGGACGGTGTCAGACCAAATTCCGTGCAGAATTTCAGCATGGTTTTCAGACTTGCCTGTGCAATGGACACCCACGGGGTCTGCTGCTGATAGCCGTTGGGTGTCTCGAAGGTGCTGCCCTCTTCGGCAATGTGTGCCTTGGCATCTACCCAGTCGGCATAGGACTGGCAATAGCCGGCGAAAGCGGCACGATCCACCTGTGTGAGCAGTCCGGCTTGCTCCAGAAACGGCACAAGCCGTTTCCACTCCCGCTTTGCCTCTTTGCTCAGCCACGCCGGACACTTCGGGACAGACGCGTCCGGTTTCGGCTCGTTGGGGTTCAGCTGCCGCTTGCCCGGATTGCCCTCCAGCACCTTCAAGCTCGTGGGTTTCGGTTTTCTTCCTGCCATTTCGTGTCACCTCCTGCCGTTTTCCGCCGGATACCCCCCTCTTTTCATTTTGCGAACTCTCACACGGAGTTGGGCGCCGGTCTTTTCATAGCCTGCCTTGGAGAGATTTTGACACCCCCTCCCCCTAATACTCGTAGGTCGGGCGGCTGTCCTCTTCGCCGGTTTTCTTGTCGTGGCAAGCTTTGCACAATGCCTGCCAGTTGCTCTCGTCCCAGAACAGCTGCTCCCTGCCTCTGTGCGGGACGATGTGGTCTACCACCTGTGCCGGTCTGCCGCACCGGACGCACAAGGGATGCTGCCGCAGATACTGTCTGCTGATCCGCTGCCACCGGCTGGTGTAGCCTCTGCTCGCCGCACTCCGCACAGTTTCCTTGTGCTGCCGCCGGTGGGTGTCACAGTACTTGCTGCCCACCGGGATCAGCACCGGACAGCCGGGGTGGCGGCACTGGGTACGCTGTTTGTATGGCATCGGGATCACGCTCCTTTCCGGGATACAAAAACCGCCGAAGGTTTCCCTTGCAGCGGTTCTTGTCAGTATTTGATATTATCATTATAGCACAGGTCGTATGTATGATTCTATACGATTATTCCAGCATCGCCAGTGCCTTTCTGTGCCACCGGTGGAACGTGTCCCAGGAGCAGGGCAGTTCCACACAGACCTGTTCGCAGGTCATGCCGTCCAGATACCGCAGCCGCATCAGCCGACGCAGCTCCGGCGGCAGGGTGTCAATGGCGTTCTCCACGGCTGCCTGTTCCTCCAGCAGGACGCACTGCTTTCTCCGGTAGAGCCGTGCCAGTGCTTCCTTCTTCTCCACATACCGCTGTGCCTCTGACAACGGTTCTCCCCGTTGGTGCGGACTGTCGCCGTATGTCACGCTGTGGCAGCCCTTGCTTTCTTCCAGTGCGTTCAGCCGCCTTGTGATGTCGGCGAGTTCCCGCCGGATGCTGCCGTATCGGCGTAGATCGTCTTTGGTCATTGCATCTCCTCCAGTTTCGGCAGCCCTGCCTTCTGCCGCAGTTCATTGCACACCTGCCGCAGGTCAATGCTGTGCAGCGTCAGTGCCGCATAGTACGGCGTGAGCAGGTCACGCTCGATCGACCGAAACTGTGCCAGATCGTCGGCACTCCGTGTTCTGGCATAGCGTTCCAGTGCAGTGCGGTACCGGTTCATCTGCCAACGCAGGATATGCTCTGCGATGCGGATACAGCCGGTGTCGTCCTTGCAGCTGTCGGCACTGCTTTTGTCGTCCTTCTGGAACAGCGGGCAGCTGGTCACACAGTAGGTCTCGTAAACGCTGCCGTTCGATCTCTGCCGGTGCTTTTCCGCAGTCCAGCCCTCGACCGGCACAAAGCTGCGTGACCAGCTGCATCCGGTTGACGCACTGGGAACGGCGTGCCTGCACCGCCAGCAGAGCGTGGCTTTCTTGACTTGCTTGTTTTCCATGTAGATCCACTCCTTTTGGGTTTCATGCTTGGTTTATGCTCGGCGAGTGTTAGGCTTACGCTCGGCGTGCGTTAGCATTTCTTGCACTACTCCTCCTCACACCCGATGCACTCACGCACAATGCCGTACGCTTCGTGAATTTCGATCATTTCATTGCCGAGAACAGTATCGCTGGAACCCCAAAATCCCCTCCTGATCTGTTTCAGCTGTTCCTCGGTGACCAGCACGCCGGGCTTGCCACGCAGCGTGTCAAACGCCGTCATGATCCGTGATGCTGTCTGCCTGTCCTCGCCGCAGATGAGATATACCTCGTCCTCAAACTGCTGTCTTGTTTCCTGGTCTATCATTGTCTACTCCTTTCCGCCTGCATCTGCACACACGTCCAGCTGGTCTACGTCAATGCCGTATGTTTTCCGCAGATATGCGATTGCGTCATCTGCGGTCACGTCATGCCCGAAGATCTGCGGCAGATGCAGCAGCTCGTCCACGACACCGTACACACGTTCCAGACGGATCTTTCGCCAGCCGAACGCCTTTTCCAATGCCACAAGTGCCACTGCTATGCCCTGCTTTGCTCCGTCACGCAGTGCTCGTTCCTGCATCTCGATGTAAGAGGATTCCGAAATGCGGACGGCGTAACGGTCTTTTCTGGTGTTCATGGCTGTGCCTCCTCAATCTTTGCCCCACAATTCGGGCAATAATTGAACACATACTCGTGATGCGTCGTATCATCCATATCCTCATCGTATCTAACTTCTACCCAGTCTTGCAAAACAATACCGCAATGAGAGCAGATCAGCTTGTCGCACCACGCCACAGCACTTAAATTTGTTGCGTGTATCACAGGTGCTACATCTGCCTCCCAGGTCTCCGGCACAATGCAGTCCGCACAGCACTCAGTTGATTCCAGATCGCAGCCTAAGCAACCGTTTTTCTTGCGGTAATCATCGATGCTGATATACGTTCCGCTTTTGCGAAACGGGCAGCTTTTAACCTCACTCATTTCTCTCCCTCCGTTTTTTTCTGAATCAACCGTAAAAGGTCATCATCTGTTTCAATCAAGTCCATTCTTGCTCCGCAGTTCGGGCAGTAATCAAACGTATCTGTCGGCATAAAAAACGCCTTTTTGCATCTACCACAGATCGCAGCCCCATTCTTGATCGTTTCACCGTCATAACTCGTGACATCTTCTCGTGTCCAGCGGGCTTTCGGCGGTTGGTCTGTCCGCTGATTCCATTCATCAGCAGCAACTTCTCTCGCAGTATAGTCAACACACGCCACAACCGTTCTGCTTCTTGCAAGGCATTTTGTACACATCACAAAAGCACTAGCGTCACGGAATCCCATTTCCGCCTCGCCACCACAAAACGGACAGCTTTTCAATTTGATCTCACTCATGTTCTTCTTCCTCCTTCACCAGCCCCACCGCTTCCTCCGCACTCCTGCAAATGCCGGCGACCGCACCGGCTGCTCGCATCTGCTCCAGGAAGTGCTTCTGTTCTCTGGTGGGTCTGCCTTTCGGCGTTTTCACTTCGATAAACACGGCTCGCCCGTCCGACTTCCGCACTCCGAACAGGTCCGAAAATCCTGCCGGAACGCCGGAACTGAACCATCTCCCGTCCATGGTATAGCCTTTTCCCACGTTCATGCGGAAGATGATGCAGTACTCCGACACTGCCGCCCGTATCTCATTTTGGATCCGATGTTCTTCGGTCATTGTGTATCAGCCCCATTCGCTTTGCCATGTAGTACGCCCAGCCGGGCTTGTACCCTCTTGCCTTGCCGTATGCCGCCAGATCGCCCATGGTGCGGCACTGTGCCGGCGTGGCAGGCACAACGTGTACCTCTGTGACCTTTTCCAGCTCTGCCGCCGTGTTCTCCTCCGGATCATGCTCCTGCACCGGCGGCTTTTCCTCCGCCTGCTTTTTCAGCGGTGCCAGACACTTCGGGCAGCAGGTGGCACGCTTTCCGTCCTTCCCGTACTTCGGGAAGATGTAAAAGCACTTCTCACACGCCAGCACCTCGAACGGATCTGCTGCCTTTTTCTGCCGTGTCTCCAGCGTCCACTCCCGGTCGTCGTCCGGCATCCCGAACCGGCGGACATTGCCCACATGATCCAGGATCACCGCACGCTTGCCCTCTTTGTACCGCATACACCGCATGGCTTGCTGGATGTACAGCGTCAGGGACTTTGTGGGACGGAGCAGGATCGCACAGCCGCAGTCCGGCACGTCGAATCCCTCCGAGATCAAGTCCACATTGCACAATACCTGTATCTCACCGCTGCGGAATGCGGCGATCACACGGTCACGCTCGCCCTTCGGGGTGCTGCCGTCGATGTGTGCCGCCGGAATGCCGGCACCACAGAACGCCTCTGCCATCATTCGGGAATACCGGATAGACACACAGTAGCACACCGCCTTTGCACCGCCGGCATAGGTACGGTAATGCTTGATGACATCGCCGTAGATGCACTTCTCCGACAGCACCTTTTCCGCCTCTGCCATGTCGTATTCCCCGTGCTTGGTCTGCACGTCCGACATATCGAACTCCGACGGTGCGTAGTAGTCATAGGGTGCCAGACAGTGATGCTCGATCAGCCACCTGGCAGACACGCCCACGATCAGATCGTCGTTGACATCGCCCAGACCGGAGCCGTCGATCCGCACCGGCGTTGCCGTCACGCCCACCCGAAACGCTCCGGGAAACTGCTCGTAGATCTTCTTGTAGGTCGCCGCACGGCTGTGGTGGTTCTCGTCCGTGATGATGAGTGCCGGCTGCTCCATGCGACTGAGCCGCCTTGCCGCCGTCTGCACCATCATGATGTTGCACAGGGACATCTCCACGCCCCACCACCGGAACGTCTCCCGTATCTGGTCGCACAGCTCCTTGCGGTGGACGAGGAACAGCACCAGCTTGCCGTTTTCCGTGGTGCGTCTGGCGATCTCTGCCACAATGACCGACTTTCCGCCGCCGCAGGGCAGCACAATGCAGGGTGCCTTGTGTCCCGTCCGCCAGGACTGGCTTGTCCGCCGCACCAGATCTTCCTGATACGTCCGCAGTACGCCCATAGTCATTCATCTCCTTTTCCTTATCGTGGCTCCCCTTTAGGGCGCCCGTAGGGTGTGCCTTGTGCTGAGCTGTCACCGTTGGTGACTGAGGGGTTCAGTCCGCACAGCTGATCGGCAAGCTGCCGGCAGACGCTGCATCCGTTTTTCTCGTAATAGCCCCCACGCTCTGTCACCTGCCGCAGCACTCGCATTTCCTGCTGTCCCACACGCCGCTGCAAGTCCCACTGCCGGTAGCCGTCCAGCACGGCACGCTTTTCCTGCTTTGCCTGTTCCTCAGTTAGTCTGCCTGTGGCAAACATGGCGTATAAGGCACGCATGGTCAGAAAGTAGTACATCTCCGGCGGCTCCAGTCCGGCAGGCAGCACCTGCATGGCATACGCCCTGCGATCCAGTTCGTCCAGTTCCATTTCTGCACCTCCATGATGTGTCTCCCTTGAAAAGGGAGATGTCAGCTTTGCTGACAGAGGGATTAACCCCTCAGTCAAGCCTACGGCTTGCCAGCTCCCCTGTTAGGGGAGCCTATTAAAACGGCAGCACCGTCTTTTGCACCTTTGCCTTGCTCAGGTCGAAGGGGAACGATGTCACGCCGCCGTCCCCCAGCTGATACAGCCGCTTGGACTTCTTGCTGTGCCGCAGCGGTATCCGGTCATCGCCCTGCACCAGCACGCCGGTGGCTCGGTTCTTCTGCACCGCAAGCACGGTCTGCCAGTACTTACTGCTGTCGTCCTTTTCCTTTTCCACACGATCCAGCATGAGAATGGTGTCCGACAGGTTCGCCACATCGCCGGAGCCGGAAATGTCGTCGCCGGTCAGTTCTCTGGCGTTGCTCTTTCTGGGGTGTGCCACCAGCAGCACCACGATGTGCAGCTTTCGGGCAAGGGCTTTCATTCGCTTGGCGAAGCGGCTCTGCTCTGTATAGATATTCTCTCCGGCATCGATCGCCGTCATCAGATTGTCGAGGATCACGAACCGGACACCGTATGTCCGCACGGCGGTTTCGATCTCCGCCGCAAGGTCTGGCTTGGTCTGCTCCTCCATAGCGGCGTTGTCCACCAGAAACAGCCTGTGCCGGTACCAGTCCGCCAGCTGCCGTTCCTGCTCCGGATCGAGATAATAGCCGGAAGAGGACGTATAGACACGCTCCTGAATCGCCTTTTCGCCGGCGATCTGGAAGTCGATCCACCGCTTGACCTCATAGTCCGCCATTTCGCCGGAGTAGAACAGCACGTTCCAGTTCTGCCATAGTGCCGCCACCGCAAACATACTGGCAACAGTGCTCTTGCCCGTGCCACGCTTGCCGGTAATGGTGATGAGCTGCCCCTCGTAGAATCCGCCCAGAGCGTGATCCAGTTTCGGGAACAGCGTCCGGAAGTGGGGCACATCGTCCAGATTCACCTGCTCCACGTCCGCCATTTCCCGAATGGTCGCCGGCTGATAGCATTCCGCCTTTTCCACCGCTGTCCGCAGTGCCTTTTCGCCGAAGCTTTGCAGAATGTCGTTGGCGTCCTTTTCCCCCAGATAGTCTTTCAGCCGCGGTGTGCGGATCTTCACATTGGGGAACAGCTCCCGCATCTCGTTGACCAGCGTAATGCTGCCACGCTCGCAGTCGCCGAACACCACCACGGTGTCAAACTGTGCCACGAAGTCCTTACAGTGTTCCACCCATGTGAACCCTCTCGCTCCGTTGGGAACGCTGACGGCGTTGGGTATGCCTGCACTGGCAAGAGAAAGGCTGTCGATCTGTCCCTCGGTGATGACCAGCGTCCTGCTCTTTGCCGGATCGCAGTGATCCATGCCGAACAGAATGGGCTTGCATTCGCTCTCGCACCACTCCTTCGCCTTGTGCCTGCTCTTGTCGTAGTCAATGAGCCGGTACTTCACGAACTCCATTTTCTCGTAGACCTTTCCGTCAGCGTCCTGCTGTCTGCGGTAGAACGGGAAGATCAGCTGGTTTTCGTCCTGGGGACTGGTGGTGATGCCGTATGCCCGTGTGACCTCTTTCCGGATACCCCGGCGAAAGAGATACTCCTCTGCCGGCGTGGAGGTGAGCAGGCGGACATGGGGCAGCTCCTTGTACTGCTTGGGAGCAATGCTGTCCAGCGGGAAGTCAAAGTCCCGTGCCAGCTCCACGAAATGTCCGGACGCACCGCAGCTGGCTCTGGGGCAGCAGTACGCACCGGTGACGGCGTTGATGGAGAATGTCCACTGATCCTGCCGGCTGGAACTGCAATAGGGGCATCGCTGGAACTTGATCTCGTTGCCCTTCGGCTTGACGGCAATGCCCATGCGTGATGCAAATGCGTAGATGTCCGATTGCTCCAGTTTGTACTTCACACTCTCACGTCCTTACACCAGCTCAAAGTCGATCTCATCCCACGGTATCACTTCTTCCTCTCCCGGAGCAGGCAGTGCCGCCCGTTTCAGGGCGGTGCTGTCCTGCGGTATATCAGATACAGGTACTGTATCTGATACTGTAGTAACAGTATCAGTTACAGTAACAGCTTGTTTTGCTTGTTTTGTTTGTTTTGTTTGTTTTTGCTTGTTGGCAGCATTCTTATTTCCTTTCGGAGCACCACCCCTTTTTCCTGCCTCAGAGCGGGCTTTTCGGGTAGCCTCCCACCGCCGTGTACCTTCGTCGATCTGAGATGTCAGCACACTGAAAAGCACCTGTAATGTGAGATCATTTGTTTCCAGACGTACACCGGTATTGACGTAGGTAAAGATCGCCTTGAACAAAACGCCGCACTGTTCATTGGACAGCATCTGGATCTCCTTCCAGCGGTCGGTGTACAACAAAAAAGACTTCTTTTCTTCCTCTGCCATTGCTTTGCATCTCTCCTTTCTCCTGATTTCAAACCCATGCTATCGCATCAAAACGGCAAATTGTCGCTGGTGATGACTTCCTCGAAGTCGCTGAGGTCGCCCAGCTGGGGCTGTTGCTGCGGTGCTGCTGCCGGTGTCGGTGTGGCATACGCCTGAGGAGCGTTCTGTGCCGGCTGTGGGCGTGTCTGAGGCCGTGAGGAGTAGTTTTGCGGCTGTGACTGCTGCGGCGGATACGGGGCATTCTGAGGCTGCTGGAACGGCTGTCCGAATGGTGCAGTCTGCTGCTGTGACGCTGCCGCAAAGACGCCGCCGGACTGCTGTGCAAAGGCGTTGCCCGTGCCTGCTCCGGCGAATGCTCCCCCTGCCGGCTGGGGCAATCTGGGTTCCGGAATCTCATAGTCGCCGCTGCGGATCTTCTGGGGATCGCAGAGAAATGCCGGCTCGGTGAACCGGTTGCCGTTGTAGTACGCCTCACGGAACAGCACACCAATGATGCCGCCCTTGAACATATCCGGATCAAATCCGGCTTCGATGTTTGGCTCGGCGAGATGGTTCGCACGGGAGATAGCGTTCAGCTCGCCCTTGTACTCTGCGATCTCCCTCATGTACTTGTCGTTGTCGCCGGAGAACGTGGGCAGCCAGATCTTGTACACGCCCTTCCACTTCTGCCCGTACTGGCTGGATGCGTCCGCCTGATAGCGTTTCTGGAAAAAGCCTGCGTGTTCGCCCTCTGCCACGTCGATGCAGAGCTTGATGAACTGCTTGCCGCCATTGGTCTTGTCCACGCCTACCGCCAGAATGCGGCATACATAGCCCCCTGCCGGCAGCGGTGCAAAGGAGCTGCTGCCCCTTGCCTTTTCCTGCACGCTGTTTGCACCCTGGATTCCTTGTAACATTGCCATAGTGATTCCTCCTTAGAATCGAAATAATTGTTTTCATTCTACCTCTGCAATCCGTAGTAATCCCGGATCGCATTGTCTACCAATTTGAGATCATTGTCGATCTCTGCCGGAAACATCTCCATAGGCGATTTCGCCGTGGAGTTTCCGTTGCTTTGCGTCTGGAAAAAGTGCCTGCCGGTGGAATCCGACTGACACAGCAGCACGATGGAGAACAAGCCCTCCACCGTCAGCTTTTCGTCCAGCATTTTCCCGATGGTCTTGGCTTTGAGCCGCCGGTTGCCGGCACTGTCATAGGACGTTTCCACATGGTGGAGAAAGTACACGATGCAGTCCGGCGGCGTGTTGAACTGGATAAACCGGATCAGATTGTAGAAGTTCAGTGCCATGTTGGTGAACTTCTCATAGCCCTTTTCGCTGGCGTGGCTGAAGAACTCAAACGCCAGCAGATACTGGCTGTCATCGATGGCGTACCGGAGCAGATGATGTGCGTTCAGCGTGCTGACGATCATCGGATAGTCCGCAGCATCTGCACTGGTCAGCTTCTTCCGGAACGGCAGCGGCTTGGACGCCACGTTGAAAATGCCGATCTCCCCCGGCTCGAAATTCCGGAGCGATGCGGACTTTCCCGAACCGCTCTCGCCCATGATGAGGACAGGTATCCCCATGTGACATCACTCCTTTCTCAGCCACGGCGGCTGGCTTCTTCGACAGCCGCTTTTTCCTTGTCAGCTATGACCGCCTTGTCGAAGTCGGCAATCAGCCGCCGCAGAATGTCCCGCATCGTCACCTTGTCCAGCGTGTCGTCGTGCCGGATACTCTCGATCGCTGTCGCATAGACGTATGAGTCTGAGTGGCAGGTTACAGTTTTCTCGGTTTTCATTTGACAAATTCCTCCGTTCGTGGTATGATAAGTATGGTTATTTTTTACCCATGCCCCCGTTATCGGTTGCCGCCGGTGCGGGGTTTTTTTCTGTTCGATCTCTTTTCTCGTCAAACAAAGACATCTGCTTTTGCTCGTGGTACTCATCTTCCCACTCGACACCAATCCAATCCAGTACACGTCCCCAGCCGTATTTCTCGCCGTTTGCATCGGTACAGCAGCGGTACATCCAGTACTCCCACTCTTTCGGATTGTCTTCTCGCAAACGGTCAAAGCGGTGCGGGCGTTTTTCAATGTGAATACCGAAGCCACACATGGAACAGCCGGTGCGTTGTGCTCTTGTGGTGTACAGCGTCCCGTCAGGCTTTCTTTTGATTTCGCCGTATGCCCTCGGTACTGGTACGTCCAGATCAATCGCCAGCTGTAGCAGATCTTGTCTGGTGAAAGTCGCAAACGGGCAGCTTCTGGTCACGTTTTTTCCGTAGTAATTGCACCCGTTTTTTATCAGTGCCATTTCCCGTTGTCCGCCTTCCGATGCCATAAGTCCAAGATACGGCACGCTGTTGTGTGCTTTTGCCCAGTCATCACAAGGCTTTTCTTTCATGTAGTAGCAGCATCGAGATGACACTTGAAAATCCGGTGCCGGTCTGATTTCCAGATCCGGCCTCATGTCGCGGTAGTTACCACCAAAAAGCTTGATCCACTTGTCTTGCAGCTTGATGCGGTCACTGTGCTTATATCCACCCTGCTTACCCATATCTCCGGTCATGATCGCATGGATAAAAGTCTGCTTTTCCGCGTCTGGCTGTAGCAAGTAGCTGATTTTGTTCGCTTTTGCCTTGCTTACCACAGGGAACCCGAGTTGCTGCAAGACCTGTGCCTTGCCCATGTACGGCTTGATACTGATCACGCCAAGCTGCTTGTGAATCTCCTGATTTCCCTTGTCCTCCAGAACACTTACAGAAATCGCCGGCACATCAATGCCGATGCTCCGCAAAAAAACCAGCAACGTGATGCTGTCCAGTCCACCGACACTGACATGGCACTCTTTGCCCTCTCTGGTGATCTTCTTATAAAACTCCCACGCTCTGCATTCAACGAATGTTAATTTCTGTGCATACGGCAACGACTGGATTTGCAAAAAATCTCTGATGTTCATAGCACTTCTCTCCTTTCACTGTGTTTTCGTCACACTTCGCCTTGACGGCGTTCATCGCCACTCTGGCACGCAGTTCCTTGCTGGTTTCGCCGAGGACTTCTGGGATACCGCCGCCGGCGTACAGATGTGCCAGCATCGGCTTGTCTGCCCTACTCATCGGCAGGGACAGCAGATACTTTATCACGCCGTTGTACTCCTCGGCGGTCATTTGGAGTGTCATTGGTTGTCCTCCTCTTTTTCCATGATTTCATCGAAGTGTGCAAGAACAACGGCAAACCTTCTGAACACCTCATCCAATGCCTGTTTTGCATCGTACACACCGTTGCTGCTATCTGCAATGATATTGGCAATGTATACCGCACTTGCAAGGTAGCAATTCGTAACTTCGGCGGCGTTGGCATTGCTTATCTTTGAGTTCGGCGTGATCTGCTCGTTCTCGTCCATCTTGATGTGGATCTCAATATGTTTCTTCTTTTCTTCCATGATTGGTTTCCTCCTTGTCATCTTCCCGCAGGAAGTCGTATTTTCCGGTGGTGTCGTTTCGCACCTCTGCCGCAAAGGCGTGTACGCCCTTGCCGAGCAGCATCCGGCACAGTTCATCGGTGGTGAACTGCATCTCCGGATTCACCCGGACTTCTCGTATGTTCGGGGTCATGTTATGCTCCTTTCTGTGTGCGTGCAGCGTTCTGCTCGCCGATCTGCATTCCGGCGAAGATCGCAGCGATCGCCAGCTGTGCCAGTGCTAGACCGTCCATGGGCGACGTTGCCGCCGCATAGTTCCGGCAGGCTTCCAGATACTGCTCTCTGTCCGTCCTGTCCACCTGTTTCGTCATGGTGTTGTTCATATGATTCACCTCGCCTTGTGAAATTGCGGAGCGTCCGGGAGTTGCACCCGGCTGATACTCGTCGCCCCATCTGCGGCAGCATTGCCAGTACTGCCGCATGGATAAGAAAGGAGGTATTCGCCACAATGGCGATTGAAGATTGAAGATGTTGGTAAGCGGTTTTGCGTCATGCTCAGGACGGTGCATTGTATTCCCTGCTCTGATGTGGTATAATGGAGCTTGGAAAGGAGGGGATAAGCTATGGCTGTATGTCCATTCAAAAGTTCATACGACAAATTGGCTGCTTGCACCGCCAATTGCGGATTACTTGTGAACGGTTGCTGTGCGTTTAGCATTCTTGCTAAAAAAGCATTGCAAGATTTAGAAAACAAACAAGCTGAACCGTCAAATATCAAACCGCAAAGTGACAAGCAAAAAAACTAACGACTTAAAAAATCAGCAAAAAGTGTGGAAACGACTGCCGGAAGAACTTCTACTTCTTTTTCGGTAGTCGTTTTTCCGTTTGCTACTCGAATCACAAAATCAACGAGAGCGTCCACGACCTTTTGGTGTTGTTCTTTGTCCATGTTTTTCACCTCCTCGGTATCGTTTCCCCCTAGGCGGGAGACAAGATTCAGTCGCAATTATAGGATTTTTATTCTCATCGGTTACGGCAAATTCTTTCCTTGTGGTAAGAAAGCAGCCATTCGGTATCTGACAAATTCCTTTTTGGCACTCTGTATTTTTCTGTGGGTTGCACAGATACAGAGTGCTTTTTTCATCGGTTTTCACTGCTTTACACCTCCTCGGTATCATTTTTCCCTAAGGGGAGATACAAGTTTTTCGTCAAACAGGTTCGTTTTGTGTTCCTGCTGCAATTCTATGATACCACATTGCGAACCGCTTGTCAATCCCTTTTTTGAGAAAAAAAGCCACAAATAGAACCGCTTTATTTTGTGCAAATACCACAAACAGAGCGTTTTTTGAGAAAATATGTATTGACAAGGTATTCGTTTTGTGGTACAATGTAAATAGCAGAACGGAGGTGAAAAAATGAATGTTGACAACTTAAAATCTGCAAGAAAAAGTACAGGAATGACACAAAAAGACGTGTCAACTGCACTAAATATCAGCCCAAATACATATAAGAACTATGAACAAGGTCTCCGAGAACCGAACGGCGACACCATTGTCGCACTGGCAAATCTTTTCGGTGTGTCCACGGACTACCTCCTCGGCAGACCGACCGCCCAGCCGCCGACAGATGCGCTGGAGCAACTGTTCACGGAGAAGTCTTTTTCCGCACTGGAAGAGGAACTGCTCCGAAAGTACATGGAGCTGCCCCACGAGGCACGGCAGGCAGTGGTGCGGTTCATCAATGACGCCACTGCAAAGGCATTGCAGCGAAAGAACGGCACTGCTCCGCAGAAGCTGCTTGTCATGAAACGCAGTCTGCACAAGGTGTCCGCCGGAACCGGCTACGATCTGAACGATTCTGACGCATGGGAAACCGTCACCGTTAAGGATACGGACGACAGCCGCAAGGCAGATTTCCTGCTGGAGATCGAGGGCGACAGCATGGAAACCACGTTCCACGACGGTGAAACCGTCTGCGTACAGCAGACCCCCAGCGTGGAAGTCGGCGAGATCGGCGTGTTCTGGGTGGACGGCTGCGGCTACATCAAGGAACTGGGTAAGGGCTGCCTGATCTCCCACAACAGTAGCTATGACCCCATTCCCCTGCAAGGAACAGAAAACCGCTGCATCGGTCGTGTGCTGGGGACAGCCGATGTGATTGACGACTAACCAAATTCTATGTTTCCGGAAATATAGAAAAACGCCCTGTGACGGACAAGCCACAGAGCGGTTTTCTATACTCCCATTCGACAGGATTCGACAAACCGGTAACAATTCGATTACAGTCTTTGTCGAATCATTGAGAAATCTATGAAACTGTGGTATGATTAAGACGGCATAACCAAATTCCATAAAGAAAGGATCTGATCGATCATGCCAAATTATCATTCCTCAGGAAAAGAGCCGTGGTATCGTCAAGACGGTGTCATTGCTCTGCTCACGATCTTCTTTCCCCCATTGGGACTAATCCTGATCTGGGCACACCCCAGATACCAGAAACGCACCAAAATTCTTTGGACTGCCGTAGTCGCCGGCGTTGTCTTTCTGACCTTTACCGGTTGGTTTGGTGTCGCCCTGATCCTGTCGGCGGCACTCTGGTTCTGGGTGTACAAGAAACATCCTGCTCTGTCTGCCGCAGATGCACCGTCCGGACGGGTGTGTGCTTACTGCGGAGCACAGCTGCCAAACAGCGGCGTATGCCCTTACTGCGGAGGTAGAAGCAATGATGGAGAATAAGACGTTTCGCTGGATCGCTTTCGCTGTTTCGGCAGTACTTGCCGTGATTGCGATCTTCGCCCACACTTTCAGCGGCTTTCTCTGCTTTGTCGTTGCCGCATTCGTTTTCATTCCGGTGAACCGGCTCTTTGAAAAGCTGGACAGCGAACTGGATCCGAAATACCGCAAACGTGCCACAGCGATCACGGCAGGCATTTTCCTGGTCTGCGGACTGCTGGCGTTCACCACTGCCGGCAGCCACACCAGCAGCCAAAAGCCGGACAGCACTGACACGACTACCACAACTGCGGTCACTACCACGACTGCCGCAGAAACGACCACCACAACGACGAAAGCAACTACCACAGCAACGACCACGACAGAAGCCACCACAACAGCAGCAGAAAATTTCACTATCCCAGCTGCTCCCGTGCGAAAGAAATTTCCGACGCAAACCGCAGCGAATATACCGGAACACGAGATGATCTGATTGCACAGGGATATGATCCGTGCGGCACGTGTAAACCGTAATGCAATCGTAACCACACAAAAATGCCCTACCGAAACCGGCAGGGCGTTGTACACAAACAATTTACAAATTTATTTTTCTCATACCTCTTGACAATACGTAATACGTATGCTATAATAATATTGTACTCAGGGAGATGAGTACAATACCGGGGCAAGCGGGTATAGGAAGGAGGCTCAAATGGAAGAAATGACAGACAAACAAATGGAAGTGATTCTGAATCTTGTGGCTGACAAGTTCGCAGCCTGCAAGGACATGGACGAAGTCAAAAAGGCAGTCCAGGAAGTACGGAACATGGCAAAAAAAGATAAGCCCACCGAATAAACGATAGGCTTACACAATCGAAACACAGAAAGAGCGGACTTGCCACCGCTTTTTTGTGTTATCTCATTATACCACACTTCCCCGCTTTTGGCAAGATACTTTTTTCGGAGGTGCAGCATGACACCGCAAAAGAAATACGATCTGGCAAACACAAAGACGTACACGATCAAAGTCGTAAAGACAACAGAAAAAGACATCATGGACAAGTTGGACAGTGTCCCCAACAAAGCCGGATACATCAAGGCATTGATCCGCAAGGATATTGAAGAAAACGGATAAAAAAACCGCCCCACGGCGGCAACCGTGAAGCGGCAAGAGGAAAAACTATTGCGATAATAGTCCCCCGAACAAGGTCTATTATAGCATATTTCCTCTGAAATTGCAAGTACAAGGAGGAAATTTATCATGCAGGCAGCAGCATATGCACGATACAGCACAGAGCATCAGACCGACAGCAGCATTGCCTATCAGATGCGGAAAATTGAGGAGTACTGCGATGCCCACGGCATCACCGTATCCGCCCGCTACGCCGACGAGGCAATGAGCGGTACCAACACCCAGCGACCGGCGTTCCAGTCCCTCTGTCGGGACGCTGCACAGCGGAAATTCGATGCCGTTGTGATCTATGACATCAGCCGTGGCAGCCGTGACGTTTCCGACTGGTTCAGTTTCCGGAAACAGATGGCTCTGCTACACATTCAGGTCATCTCTGTGGAAGATCATATCGGTGACATTCTCAACCCGGCGGACTATCTGACAGAACTCATTACCGTAGGACTGGGACAGCATCACGTCCTCACCAGCCGCCAGAAGTCCATGGACAGCATCGCCACCAAGGCAAAGACCGGACAGTTTCTGGGAGGCACGCCCAACTTCGGCTATGTTATCGACGAAAACGGCAGATATGTGATCCAGCCGGCAGAGGCGGAGATCGTCCGGACAATATACCAGATGTACGCCGCCGGCAAAAGCTACGGCGAGATTCTGGACACCATCGGCGAAGTACGGGGACGGCGTGGCAAGGTCATGGGCAAGAACAGCCTGCACTATCTGCTGCGGAATGAACGGTACATCGGCGTGTACAGCTGGTGCAAGTATCATCACAAGATCATGGGCAAGTATGCCGGAAACATTCCTAACGAGAACGCCGTCCGCATCGAGGACAGCATTCCGGCAATCATCGACAAGGACACATGGGAGGCAGTGCAAATGCGTATGAATGACAAGAAACAGCGGGCGTGCAACAAGGCAAAGCGGAACTATCTGCTCTCCGGTCTGATCGAGTGTACGGAGTGCGGTGCCAGCTATGTGGGGCATACGTCCACCAACAAGCGGGGCTATTCCACACGGTACTACTGCTGCGGCAACAAGTACCGGAACCACACCTGCCATGCCAAGAACATCAATGCGGATGAACTGGAGGCATTCGTGGTGCAGAATCTGAAGCACTACCTTGCAAACGTAGATTTTTCGCAAATGGCTCAGCAGATCGCCGACGAGATCAACGGTGCTACAGCTGATCTGAAAGCGGAACGGAAGGAGCTGGCAGACATCATCTTCCAGCTGAACAACGGCACCAAGGCGATCCTCAAAGGCATTGACTATCCGGAATTGCAGGAGGAAATGTTCCGGCTGCGTGTGCGGAAGTCGGAGCTGGAGGACATGATCCAGCGTGGTGCAGAGCATAATCCGGTCAGCGTGGAAAAGCTGGTGCAGCTGTTCCAGAACGCCATGGAGCGTCTGGACACCGACACCAAGCAGGTGTGCAAGTCCATGGTAAAAATTTACGCCCACTCCAATGGCGACTGCGACCTTGAAGTAGGCGTACATATAAATGGTTGCGGGAGCCAGATTTGAACTGACGACCTTCGGGTTATGAGCAGCTCTAACGCAAGTGAAAAATCCCATGCAACACAATCATTTTCAGACTTCATATACCGCTTTTGCCGACGAGATGACGACGCAGATGTCGACTTAAGTAGTACAATGACAAAATGAGGCACACACTTTCCGCTGTTCCTTGAAAAGTGTTTCTACAAACACGGGAAATATTTTTGAATGAACAGTTCTTGCTATCTAATAACAGCCAGTGAGAAAAGTGATGTGTCTTTGCACAATGCTTTTAAAATATGCCTTATCAATCCCCCACATTCAAAAAAGCCGCAAATCCAGTTGCTTTTTCCGCAGGAACATGGTATAATAACAATAACAAGAATCCCGGTAAAATTGCAGAAACAAGCAGAGGTGAGAACATGAAACCCTTTTTGCTCTTTGATTTGCATAGAAATATCAATTCTGATGTTGTGAAATTCATCAAAAGTATTCTGAAATGTCCCTCTATAACCGCCATCTGCACACCCAGCCTGAATGGTCGGATACCGATAAAGTGCCTTTTCAAAAGTGTATATGCCACCCTTTGTATCATGAATATTTGCTGCATGAACGCGAATACATAGGAGATTTCCCATCGTATCTGTTACGATGTGCCGTTTTCTTCCTTTCGTTTTTTCCCCCGTCATATCCGTGATTTTCTCCGTAACACGTTGTTTTTACGCTCTGTGAATCGATCAGTGCGTAACTCGGTTCTTCATTCCTTCCTGTTTGTTTTCGTGTTACTCTGACAAGATGTTTCATCATTTTGTCCCATACGCCGTTATTTCTTGCTCGGCGATAAAAACTCCATACAGTATCATGCGGCGGATAGTCATGCGGCAGCATTCTCCATTGGCAGCCTGTCTTTACGATATACAGCACTGCCTCTACCAATGATCTCTTATGATATTTGCTTTTATTTCCGGATGGAAAGAATTCTTTGATTGCTTCCCATTGCTCATCTGTCAAATCACTTTCGTAATTTGTTGCTTCATACTCTTTTTTCATGTCTCCTATTATATCTCTTTTTCGTTATGAACACAAGCTCTCAAGCAGACTACGACGGCGAATGGGGCGAAATATCATTGGATTTTCAGAACGGCAAGGCAAAGGTCATGCGGCTTGCCGATTGGGATACAGTGAAAACAAACAAATTTGCAAACAGAGCAATCGCCTATCTTCTGAACTGTGAGAACGAAAAATTGCCCAAGGAAATAATGGTGGCATTTGAATAACGAGGAAGTGAGATATATGGAGCAATTACTGATTGTTGAAGATGATATCGGTTTGAATCAAGGCTTATGCAAAGCGCTGAAAGCAGATGACCGCCAGATTATATCCT